GATCTAATTGAAGTCTTACCACAATAGGTATAAATAAAAGTAAACAAAAGGGTTGATATGAGTAGGGCGTTTGCAGTAGAGGATAAAAACCTCAATCAAGCAAGTATTATTGTCTCGCGAAACAAATTGTATCGCGATATTAATCTATCTTTTACTGTAAGAGCCAACGGTGAAGTCTACAAAACGAGTGATGCAGCTGCAGTAAAACAAGCTATTAAAAATCTACTATTAACAAACCATTTTGAAAAACCATTTTTACCTTTGTATGGTGGCAATTTAAGAGATCTATTATTTGAGTTAGCTCACTCATCAATTGGTGAAGAAATAACATCTAATATCACTCGTGCAATTGAATCCTACGAACCTAGAGCTAAGATTGTTGATATCAAAGTAGACAACCGAGCTGATTATAACTCAATTGGTGTTACTGTTGAATTTCGCATTGTTAATACTGAAGAAACTGTAATCTTCACCACTACACTAGTAAGGCTAAGATAATATGGCAACAACAATTCTCTCAACAGCACTTGATTTTAACAACATCAAGAATAACCTAAAAATATATCTGCAACAGCAATCTGAATATGCTGACTACGATTTTGAAGCTGCTGGTCTGTCAAATATTCTTGATGTGTTAGCTTACAATACTCACATCAATGGGTTAATTGCAAACTTTGCTACAAACGAATCATTCTTAGGAACAGCGCAACTTAGAAGTTCAGTTGTTTCACTTGCTGAAGGTATTGGATATATTCCAGACTCTAAAATGTCTGCGCGGGCAACTATAACCCTAACTGTTAATCTATCGGGAGTTGCTGGCAGACCGTCATTGTTATCACTCCCATCAGGCAGAACATTTACATCATCTGTTGATGATATTACATACACATTTCAAACTATTGAATCTTATACTGCACAAGATGATGGTACTGGTTTATATCGGTTTACAGATAATAATGGTACAACAAACGTAATTGTATACGAAGGGGCTTTAAAAACAAAAACATTCTACGTTGGCCCATTTTCTGAAAATGATGTCTATATTATTCCAGATATTAATATTGATGCAAATACCGCAACTGTAAATGTCTATGATACAGCTACAAGCAATACATTTGCGACATACACTAATATTTTAAGTGCAACATCTATATCAGCAAATTCAACCTACTATATTCTTAAAGAAGCCCCTAATGGTTTTTATGAAGTTGTCTTTTGGTGATGGAGTCAACCTTGGAAAAGCTCCCGTTGCTGGTAATAAAATTGTTGTGAATTACCTATCAACAAATGGTAGTGATGCAAATGGAGCTACAACTTTTGCATCGACTGCATTTATTGTAAACAATGTTGGATATCCATTAACTGTTACCACAGTTTCAAAATCTATTGGTGGAGATATTTCAGAGTCAATAGAATCAATCCGTAAAAACGCTCCATTCCAATATGCAACGCAAAACCGTATGGTTACAGCAGCTGATTATACTTCATTAATTTTACGCAACTATTCGCAGTTTATTCAAGATATTAAATCGTGGGGCGGCGAAGAAAACACTGAACCAAAGTTTGGTACAATTTTCACATCCATCTTATTTGAGGATGATGTAGATGCTACTCTTCAAGCCTCAATCAAAACTCAAGTTGAAAGTCTTGTTGATCAGCTTGGTATTGTGTCGTTTAATATTGAGTACGCTGATCCAGTTGAGACATACATTGAGACTAACGTATATTTTCAAGTTAATCCAAAATTAACTACGTTGTCTTTAAATACTCTTGAAAACCAAGTTAACAGCACTATATCAACCTATTTCTCTAATACAATTGGGTCATTTGACCAATCTTTTAGACGATCAAACTTGCTAGCACTTGTTGATGATATTAGCCCTGCTATTTTGTCTAGTACAGCTGATATTAAAATGCAACAACGGTTTATACCTTCTTTAAATGCCTATGCAAATTATAATTTAAGATTTCCAACATCAATTGCAAATCCTGATAGAGACACACCAGTTATAACCAGTTCACTATTTACATTTAATAGTACCCTTGCTAAAATTCAAAACAAACTTGGGTCGACCACTTTGCAAGTAATATCAGCTGGAACAGGGACAGTACTTGTAGATAGTGTTGGATCATATAATGCAACATCGGGTACTGTTAATATTGTAGCACTAAACCCATCAAATGTTGTCGGTGGAGTTAACTATATTAAATTATCAGCAATTCCAACAAATAGTAGTGCTGTTACTCCCCAGCGCAATGACGTGCTAAAGTTTGATCAAGAAGCCTCGTTTGCTTCACCAGAGATTGTATCGGCTACGAACTAATATGACAGATAAGACCTTACGCGACATTGGCAGACGTAATATAGACTTCCAGCGTGATCTGGTCAAAGAAGTCTTACCTGAATTCTATGCTGCAGATTATCCAAACCTTATAGGGTTTCTTGAGAAGTACTATAACAATCTTGATTCTGATGGTAACTTCTCACGTAAGATACACGATTTGTTTGGTACTCGTGACATTCAACAAACAGCTCAAGAGAACTTAACATATATTGAAGATGAGTTGTTGTTGGGTCAAAACTATCTTGAGGGTTGGTTGAATTCCCGTCAAGCGGCTTTACTGTCAAACAACTTCTATAGATCTAAAGGTACAAAGTATAGTATCGAGCGATTCTTTAGAGCTTTCTTTGGGCAAGATCCTGTTGTAGAGTATGGTAAAAATTATGTGTTTACTGTTGGTCAAGATATTGTTGGTCCAAGTAGTGGTAAGTATCTTATTAATGATAAAGTTTACCAATTTTGGGGTATCTTAATTAAAGTGGGTTTACCATCTTCTGAGTGGCTAGAACTTTATAAACTGTTTGCCCACCCCGCGGGAATGTATGTTGGTTCCGAAGTTCAATTGGTCAGTGTCAACGGCGATATTAGTTTTGGCAATATGCCAATTGCTATTCCATCTGTAGACGTCCCAGTATTCTCTGGTCTTGCAACAATTACACCATTCGTGTTTACAGATATTACTGGTATTGATCTTGGGGATTCTGCTGGCAACTCTTACAGATACAGCCTTGATACAACTGTTATCCAAATTAGCAACAAGTTAGCGGATCAAACTGTAGGATTCTTGGATTCTGCTGAACCATTCTATAAAAACTTCAAGGATCTTACAAAAGCTGCATCGCCAACATTCGACGAAGATTCAAACGGCGCTGGCTCATCGATGAGAATGTCAAGTGAGTTTGTAACCTTTGACCTAGACAAATACGATGTTTACCTTGATTCAGACGGCGTGGGTAATCTTGTTCCATAACCGATATAAATAAAACAAAAGAGTTTTAGGGATTTAGCATGTCAAGACAAACCGTTAATATCGGCACAATAGCAAATGACACTACTGGGGATACCCTCAGACAGGCTGGTAACAAAATTAATTCAAACTTTACAGAGATATACACATCTTTGTATGGTGATAGTATAACTGCAATCAATACGGTAACTCTTTCTAACAATGGTATTATCTTTGAAGGATCCTCAACAGATTCTTGGGAAACCATTCTTACACTAGTTAATCCAACAGCGGATAGAACAATTAGACTACCAAATTACACTGGTACTATTGTAGTTGACTCTGCCACACAGACGTTGTTAAACAAGACTCTAAAGACACCAGCGTTTACACGCCCTACAATTAAGGATGCTGATTCAAGTCATTCTTATACTATTGTTCCTGGAAATTTAACAGGTAATAGAAATATTAATCTTCCTGTTTTATCTGATAGTGATACTATAGTATTTGCTAGTCTTACACAAACACTTACCAATAAAACGCTTACGTCACCATTTCTTAATACACCAAAAATTGGATCGATAATTCAAGACTCTGGTGGCAACCCGCTACTTGGCCATTTGCCTGCGGCCGCTGCTGTCAACTATATCCAAATCAACAATGCTGCGGCTGGTAATCATCCTGGAATTGAAACGGTCGGCACCAACTCAAATATTAACTTGACGCTGGCGGCCAAGGGAACTGGAACTATTCAAGTTCGTAGTCGCTTTAACTTGTTATCACAGGAACTAAATGCGGGAGGTGCAGTAAGTACATCGTCTCCCACAACAATATTTAACCATGCAACAGCAGAAGCGTTTACTTTAGCTAATGGGGTTACTGAGGGTGATGTTAAAAAGTTTATTAATAGAGGCGCTGGTCAAGCTCGTGTCACTCCAGCCACCTTCCCATATACAGGTAAAACAAAATTTACATTAAAACAATTTGGTGCAGTTGAAGCTGTTTGGGCATCATCAGGTTGGTTTCTAATGGGGCTAGACTCTAATCACGATTCATCAGCACGTTACGTGTTTATTAGCTAATAGGACAATTCAATGTCAGCAATCATTACTGAGCGCATTAAAAAACTTATGATCCAGAATCTGTATGATGATGTTACAGACTCTGCTAACAACTATTACATTGCAATTGGTCGATCACAGGATTGGGATAGTGCTGATGTCGCTCCTACACCAATACCTACAGAGCGGGAAATTCGCAATTTTAGATTGAGTGCTCAGTCAGCTAAACAAGTAACAGACTATTCTTTTGTCATTCCACGTTTTAATTGGTCTACTGGCACAACCTATTACGGATATGACGATAACACAACTGGACATCCTCTAAACACATATTACGTGATTACTGATGACCAAAGTGTTTACATATGCCTACGTCAAGCAAAGAACACTGCTGGTGCAACAGTCCCTTCAACTGTAAAACCAACTGGTATCTTAACTACTCCTTTTATTACAGCGGATGGTTACGTTTGGAAGTTCTTGTATACAGTTGGTACAACCTATGCAAACAGATTCCTCGCTGCAAACTATATGCCAGTTCGTTTA